TTATCATCTTGTTCATAATAAAATCCTGATTCTGTAACATTAGAATCAGCAACAATACTCTGAACTGTTGCACTAATTTGTATATCTAATGTATTATCAATTCCATAAACAGTATCATTTACATTGAATGTTCCATTTATACTGTCAGGATCTAAACTTAATTCAGCAACACGATTATTACCTTCTCTAAATTTTACAACTGTAATTACAATTGCGCTTGACACAATATTTTCAGCAGCATCAAGTGTATAAATTGTTTCACCAATAAGTCTATCGAAATCAGAATTTCCATTTTCAATCACACGCATGATTTTGTCAGAAGACCATACACCATCTGAAGCTCTAAGAATATTATCTTTGGGATAAATTATAGTTGCTTCTTCATCAAATAAAATTCTGAAAAATAATTTATGTCCGTCTTCGGTTCCTTTTGCAGCATAAAGGTCTTTAATATTTTTAATCAGTTTTCTTTTTGATAATCCAGACGCAAGAGTGCTAGGAAGGGAATCCATGTACGCATCACGAAACTGATCCAAGAATTTTGTTACTGTATAATCAACATCAACATAGTCTAAAAATTGTTGAATGTTCTGTACAGGATTTGCTTGATATGAAACAACAATTGTTTTTGCGCCTGAAGATTGTCCTACTATCTCTTCACCTGGAATAAACAATTGTTGCGATGTAATAAACAAGCACGAATTATTATCAAAATCATCAACAAGAACTTTTGCAGTAGCTTTTGAAGTTTGACCTACAATTGTTTCACCAATTATAAACTTTACTTCTGATTCTTCTAGTACAATTTTTTCAGTGGTTTCATCTAACAAATAATTTTTAGTTTGTGTTTCAAAAAGAACATAGCTATTAGCACCAGATATGACAAGTTTACCAGATTCTAAAAATTGATAATAATATTTTAAGAATTGAATAAATGTAGAATGATCGGACTGAATAAACTCAGGAAATTGAGTTTGTATCTGTGATGATATTTTATTTTGAATAGTAGAACTCATCTCAATACAATACTCCTGTTGTTGTATATCCTGATCCTGCTATGGATCCTCCAGTTTCAATTGCATCCACCTCACCTGTTATGTTTAAGGTATTGGTATCAATTTCAATCAATTGATTTCTTACAGGAGCAACATCATATGAATTTGGTATTAAAACTATTTCAATTGTGCCATCAGAATTAGAAACAGATTCAATGTTCAATGCAGATAACACCAATTCACCTGTAGCATAATTAATTGTTCCTGCAGCATTGTCAATATAAGTTCTTTGTGTTCCAGAAACAAGATAATACAATCTTAAATTTCCATTACCATCGTCATCAATATAAACAGTATTAGAATTGCTAGCAATTACAAATCCAGTTGACTGAGTGATACCTCCAAACATTGCATTATGCCCAGCATGTGGATGATACAATGCATTAGAAAACTTTATGATATATTGTTGTGTAGACTGATTGATGATAGGTGTAAATTTCTTTTTCATTTTCACACGCATCACATTTGATAATATAGAAGTATCTGAATTATCAATTAATCTTGATAGCTTCGAATATCTAAACACACCATCAAACTTTTCCAAGTCAACATCACTATAATTAGTAATTGTATTTCTGACTATTGTTTCAAGATCATTTTTAGTTTTGGTTGTTTTGTTTGAATTGTATTTGAAACTACAAACAACATCAAGATAAGTCACTTCCGGATTTAAAATTGTGACTCTGACTGAGGCAATATTATATTTGTCCAAACTTGTGATAATGGTGTTCTTTTGTGATTCTGTCAGATTAGAATTATTTGGTGTTTTAATGGAAGCAAAAACTTCTCCATATTTTGGAGGATCATTATCTTCACCACCCCATACTTGAACAGATTGCGCTCCTGGATATACTCTAGGAATCAATAGTTTATAATCTTCAACTGTTACTGCTCTACCCTGAGAAGAAAAATCAAGAGGCGCATTATATCGAATTGATTCTAAAATTTCTGGTTCTGCACCACCTGTTGCTGCAGCAACTGTAGAAACAGTAATGTTAGCAACACTATTAATATCTCCTGGAGGAGAAAATACACTAGCTGAATTTGCAGCAGTTTTATTTGTAACAACATATTCAAGAATTACAATATTACCGTCCGACAATTCTTGACCAACCACACCATCACCAAAATAAACTTGAAACTTGCCATCTTCTGTTTCTTGTAAAAAATAAGATGCCTGATCTCCAGTAACTGTGGTGATGTCTTCTGCCAAATTATATACTGTTGTAGTTGTATCTGAGGATGAATTTTGTACCGAAACATTTAGTGTAGTTGTATCAGCACGGTCTGATGCCAAAATAAATCTTTGATCTACATTTGATTTATCAACAGTATATTTTGTTGTGATTAATGTGCCTTCATACAAAGGCACATTGGTAAAAGTCAACAATCCATTTAATCGACTGATTGTATAATCTGAATTTGTAACAAATGTATAATCAACTTCATCAACTGATGTTGTAAAGACAGAACCTTTTTCCAAGGTTGCTGTGACTAATGTATTATTGTTTAATGTAACATTTACATAAGCAACAGGTGCACGAGCTGACCTAGGTGTATATCCTAAAGATTTAGCATGAGAAACAACCGAAGAACGTAAAAGAGCACTATCTAAGAATGCCTCATTCATGGCCATGTTCACATTGTATGCTAAATAATGTGTGTTGTATGCCAGAGTGTCCAGAAGAATATTCATTCCTGAACCTTCAAAATCATAATCGGTAAATTCAGTTTGTGCTTTCAGAAATGTTTTAAGATTAGATTTTATATCATCAAAATCTAATTCTGTTACCTGAAATCTTCTTGGATTGGTTGCCATTTTTTATCTTGCTCTCTGCAATATCGTTTCTAATGTTACTAATTCAGCAGGTGTATTAATGACAAAAAATTCAATGGTAATAATATATTCATTTCTATCAGAATTATCTGTGACAATCACAGAACTTAAATCAATTCTTGGCTCATAAACATTCAATACACTTTCTATTTGTGATTGTAAAATATCAATAACAAAAGGTGAAACTGGTTCAAATAGTAATTCACGAACACCAGCAAATATTTCTGGATGAAATGGTTTATCAAACTTATTTAAATTTACAAGATTGCGTACACTTCTTTTGACGGATTCTATATCGTATAATCTTTGTATATCTTTCTTGACAGGATGTGCTAGAAAATTAAGATTAAGGTCTTTGTAAACTCTTGCACTTCTTTTTGAAAGATTAGTTGCTTGTGCATCTATGTAGGCGCTAGTTGACATATAAAATACTCCTACGTTTATTTATATCAATACATCCATGTATCTCGCAAAGTATGTTCATTCAATTCTTCCACCTTATCTTCATAATAAAATTCTTCACCAGTCTCCGGATCTATTTCTCCAATAACAATTCCACAAATACAACTAGCCATAAATTCTGCATTTTCATATGATACTGCACGAATCAATCCACCATAACGATTTACATTATAAAGGTCTTGAAATACTACTATATATTGTGTTCTGTTATCTCGTTTTCTTATTCTTCTTTTTGTTGCCATCTAACCTCCGGCAAATACATTTGGTGAACCTGCTAATACTAATGCTCCGCAAGCATATGTGTCACCTTGCCTTCCTATGTTTTTTCCGTTTGCAAATACCGTTCCACTATGTGATGCAAGTGGAGGTGGGTGTAATGCACAAGCGCATGGAAATGTATGTGGCTCTACAGCATCACCTGCTCTTACCACTCCAATACTATTTGCAAATACATTACCTGAACCTGCCAATGTTCCAACTACAATAGGATCAACATCGCAAGCGCAATCATCTAATGGATCAGCATTACCAACTGCTGGATGCACAGTGAAGACTGGTTCAGTTGCTGCCATTCTTGCTACTGGTGGCATTATTTACACTCCAATCCACAAGGATTTACTTCATCGCATGTACATTCATCTCCACATTTACAATTTTTACATTTACATTTTGGATTATTACACATATTTTTTTCCTTAGTTTAGATTAATAACTCCTGCATCCATATCAATTTCTGGACCAGATGTTATTGTTATTTTTCCTCCTGCATTTGTTGTTTGTGTTGCTGAATAATTTTCAGCAACAGCACCAGTTACATTTGTTGTTTGTTTTGCATTATAAGTTTCTGTAACATCCTTTGTTACAGTTTCTGTCTTAGTGTCATTATAAGTTTCGGTAACTGCTTTGGTCACCGTTTCGTTCCTTGTTCCATTGACGGTTGTTGTGTGTGTATACTTGTCTTCAGTGGAATATGTTTCAATAACATTTCCTTTTACAGTTTCAGTTTTATTTCCGTCAACCTGAATATCCCAATCACCTTTAATATATGTCTTGCAATTTGAATCAATAGTAAGATTCACATCTCCTTTAACATTCACGAAATCTGTTCCAGCCACAATCGTATAATTGTTTGAAACTATTCTTGTTACTGAATTTCCATCAGCATCCCATTCTTGGAATGTTCCTGTTCGATGTTTACGATACATTCTTTCCGCAAAAGGCGTATCATCTATTTCAATAATATGTCCTGATTCTGATTCATAAACTCTGTTATATGGATATTCAGTTTGTCTTCTTTTGATTGTAGGTGTTCTGTCTTCTAGAGTTTCAGCATTCTTGCCGCCAACAGTACCTTTATTTTCTGCAGCTTCTGTATAATATTTGTTATCTAAATCTTGTCCTTTAAGAGACAAATCAGATGCTTTGGGTTCGTTCCAAGTTGTGCTTGTTG